TCCAGAAGTCCCTGTGGGGGTACCTCCAGAAGTTCCCCGCCTTCACCCTGACGTCCAGGACCTTCTCCCAGGAGAACGTCCAAGACATGCAGACACTGGAGGAGAACTTCTTCCCTGAGGAACCCTTCCGGGGGGCGGCTCCGTTCGTGTCCGGGGATTACTCCGCGGCCACGGACGGCCTCAACCTCCAGGCCACCAAGATGGTTCTGGAGACCGTCCTCTCCAAGCTCGAGGGGATGGACACCGTCCTGGCCCCCCACGCCAGGGAGGTCCTCCATGAGCAGGTGCTCCTCTACCCCCGCTCGTCGAAGGTCAAGCCTCAGCTCCAGGCGAACGGGCAGTTGATGGGATCCGTCCTGTCCTTCCCGATCCTCTGCATCCTGAACCTCTTCACCTACGTCCAGTCCCTCCCGGAGGAACTCCGCCTCGGAGTCCTGGGCGGCCGGGTTTCTCTCAAGACCCTGGCCGTCCTGGTCAACGGAGACGACATCCTCTTCCGGGCTGACCCGGCCCAGTACTCCCGGTGGCTGTCCGCGGTCTCCTCGGTGGGCTTCACCCTCTCCCAGGGGAAGAACTTCGTCCACCGGCGGTTCATGACCGTGAACTCCCTCCCCATCGAGTACCGGCCTCGGGCCCCCATGGCCACCATGAGTGGTCGGGGGGACTGGTCCCTCCTCCCCAGGTCCCTGCCCCTCCCCCCTCGGAGGGTGCTGTCCTGGGCGGACGTCGACGAGCTCCCGGAATGGAACTTCGAGGCACCCAAGGTCTTCAAGGTCCTGGGCTACAGCAACATCGGGCTTCTGCTCGACGTGATGTCCCAGGATGAGCAGGACCGCCGGCCCCTCCTCTCCCTCCCGGACCTATACCGTTGGTCTGTCGTGGGCGCCATGGGCCCCGCCAGGGCCCACAACCTCTTCCTCCACTACCACATGGAGAGCATCCAGAAGCAAACCCGCTTCGGACGCCAGACCCTCAACATCTTCGCCCACCCCCTCCTGGGGGGGCTCGGATTCGAGGTTCCGGAAGGGGTTGAGCCCCACTTCACCCAGCCCCAGCGCCACCTGGCCTACCGGCTCCTGCAGTCCCTCCTCAAGGGCTACCAGGGGCCTCGGTCCGGGGCGCCGGCCCAGGCCTTCCTTTTCCTGAAGGCTGGGGCCTCGGGCCTCCCCTCCTTGGGGACGCGCGGGGCAAATCGAATCGTGAACGTCAAGCTGACCGACCCCGTCGGTCCACTTTCGTTCGACGAGGAGATCCTCAACACGGACACGTCCATCCGGTTGACCCCCCTCGCCCACGCGATCGATCCCGACGATGAGCTCCCCTCAGCTCACTGTCGTCTCTCCAACAAGGAGTTGAACCTGCTCTTGCAGGGTTCCGAC